GTCTGCTATTTCTTGTGGTATTTCTACTGCTCTTTCAGCAAGTCTTGTTACATACCAATCAGTAGGGCTTAATAATTTACCAGCTTCTGTTTTAATAGCTGAAATCTTGCTTGCTTTTAACTCTGCAATATCATAGTTAGGTTTTGTTTCAATAACATTTCCTTCCTCGTCTAATACATCGTGAGTACCCTCTAAGTCAATAGCAACTACTTTATAAGTAAATGCTTTTTTCTTTTTATCAAAGAACATAGCAGAAAGCCTTTCACTAATCTTGTCATATTGCGGTGTAACTACATCGTAGAAACCAAACTCTGTAGGGTCAGCTACTTTTCTAAAGTTTAAGTGTAAACCACTTTCGTCCTCCCATACATTAGGAAGCCTTCTAAATGTTTTAATATTTCCGTTAATTTCTTTTGCTTTCATATCTACTTTTTTATTGTGCTTTAGAAACAGACAGCCAATAATCTCCATTGGCTACTGCTACGATTTGTATTAAGTTGGAAACAGTACCGTCATAAGTACCCGCTATTTGTTTGGTTCCTACGGGAAAAGAAGGTACGAAAGAACCTGTTACTATTAAATCTTTTACCATCCCAATATTAGCGTTGCTAAATGAAAAAGCGGTATCAGCCGTCATCGTAGCAGTAAATATTTGTTTAGAAGCAAAGTCTAAAGTTGCCGTTCCGCTTACATTTCCTTGTGCATCTGTTGTTGTAAATTCAGCTCCTAATTTAGCATAACTAATTACATCGTCTGCTATAGTTAATGCGGTTGCTCCTGTTACATCCCCTGTATGGGTTGCATTAGGTGCAGAGTTAGTTAATGTGAAACTTGGATATGTTCCACTAACTGCAATATCTCCGCCATCTGCTAAAGATACTGTTTGGTCTGGTGCGGTATTTGTAACCGTTACATCACCTGTTGCTGAACTTACAGAAACCCCTGTTCCAGCTACTATTGAATTTACTTCGCCTTGACTTTCGTCTGTGTAAAGTTCTGTAAAGTTAGATTGCACCTTTGTGAACGCATCAAACAAGGTGTCTCCTTGTCCTTGATTCGCTGGGCCAATATTAATGTCTTGTTGTGCCATTTATTTGTTTTTTATCTGTTAAAGTTGTGTTCTATCTGTTGTTAAATATGTTGTGTCTGTTCTATAAGCCGTTGAGTCTACTGATATTCTGAATGTAACCCAACAAGTTGGAGATGCTATGTCGTTTATTGCGTTAGTACTCCATAAAGTATCGGCTCCAAAAGAGCCGTCTTGTTCCATTTCACAATATATCTTTCCCCAATTTATTATGTTTGACATTCTTTTCTATTTGTTTTAAGTAAGCTTCTAACTTTATTATATTACTCTTTTTAGGCTTATATGTTTTAATTTCCTTTTGTTCCATTACAGTAGCAAGAATGAAAGTTTACATCACGATCTGGATACATTTCACCATTAGTAGATTCGTTATATTCAGGATAATCCTGGCTATAGAATCCCATATAGTCCACAAACCTACGAGTATAAAACTCTGCGGTTTCTGTTACCCTATTCAACATAGAGTTTAACTCTTCAACAGATATAGTCTCAGCATTTTCACTTCTATGTTTAAATACACCACCATTACTAACTTGATACATAGCAAAGGGCAAATAAGCACTTTGCGTAAACCAAACAAGCATAGGTTTGATGTATATATCAATCAAATTCTTATACTTAAGGTTCCCAGCATCATTAATCTCATTAGATATTACTAAAGCTTGCAACTTGTTGTATAATTTACCTCCTAAGTAATTCTGTATGTGAGTATCTTGTGCTACTTCAATAAATTGTATTAATTTATCAGCATCAACATTCCCATCAATGATTGATTTTCTTTTTAAGTCGTTTATTGTTATAAAAAGTGCCTTTTCTGCCATATTTACTTAGTTTTAGGATATGCACCTCTATTCGGCATATCAGTAGGTCTTACTGGTACTTCTTTAGGGTTTGTTGGCTCGTTAAAACCATCTTTTACAGCATCTGATGCTTCTACTTCCGTATCAGCACTTACTTTCTTTTTGTAAACCCTTCTTTCCCAGAAATGATGGCAATTTACACCGCCCTTGAATTTGAATAGGCTGTAATTTGCTCCATTATGACCTAATTCTTTGTTTAATCCTCTGAACGACATCTGTGAGATGTCTTCCTTTCTGAACACTATCTCCTTCTTAGTTAAAGACTCTAATTGCTTACAGAACTTTCGGCTATTTGCAGACTCTCTAAGAGGCCCGTAGCTATATCTAATCTTATACCCCGAATTGTCTTGAGAAGAGCGTGCAGATGCCTTAGAATCGCTCTCTGTGACTGCTAATGCTGTTAAATCAAACTCTTCATTGTCGTTAGTCACTTCTTCAGAGTGTACAAGCTCCCAATCAGAGCTAATTACCTCGCCCATCTCTTCTAACTGAGCATATAAATCATCACCCTCATCATCAGAAAAGTCTAATTTAGCCTGGGAAGATAATTTCTCCCCAGTCTCTTCTTCTTTTCTAACTTTAGTGGATATATTTTCTAACTCTGTAAACTCTATTGGTTGTAATGTTACGAAGTATAGGTTTAAGAAGATGCTATTGAAATTAAGTATCTCTTCCAAGCCATCTAAAATGGCTTGTTGGAATGGTCTAATAACAATGTTATCCATAAGGATAGAAGCAGTTCTTAATTCTTCTGCGTTATTACCAAAACCAGTATTATCTTTAATACCTAAAAGCATAGGACTGACCACCCTGTGTGATACCATTACTTTTTTAGAACTTTCATCACTTAAAAATTGATATTGATTGTGTGCA